TATTTAAACAATTTAGGAATTGTATTAGGTGATGCACTGTTGTCAGATATCACAAAGATTTCAGATAAAATATCAGAATGGACTAAAAAATACGAAAAATTAACCCCAGAAACTAAAAAAGCGATTGGTAATTTTGTTGTGCTTTATGGAGGGTTATCAGCGTTTAGTTTTGCAGTTGGTGGCGTATCGTATGCACTAGGGGGGCTTGCCGTTGCAATGGGTATTGTTACAAAAGCAGGAAAGTTAATGAGTGGCGTTGGTGCACTGGGAATGATGGGTATAGGCGGTAAAAAATCAAAACCAAAATCGTTTATGAATGAGGCATTTTTAGGTAAAAAGAAAAGTATGTTTAGCGGTTTTAGAAATCGCTCATTAATAAAAACAGGTAACTTAACAGAAAAAATATTTGGTAAGGGTACTCGTGATATAAGCAGTGCATCGCTAGCTATTTCAAAATTAGTTGGAGTTGTAGGTATTGCCATAACTGTTTTTGAGGTGTTTTCTGCAATTGCCGTTGCAGTAGCAGTGCCACTTTTGCCATTAATAGGCATTTTGGTCGCTGTTGCTGCGGTTGTTTACACTATTTACAATCGTTGGGATAAGTTTAAAGGAAAGTTCGAGGAAATAGGAAACGCATTTAAATTTCTTGCAAGTAGCTTAAGCATAGAAACAGATAGCATGAGTGACAGTTTTAAAAGTTTTGGTGATATAATTAGTAAATATGTGAGCCGTCCATTGTCATGGACGTTGAATAGAATAAAAGAAGCAATTATAGGATTGGCAACATTTATCAATATAGCCAAGTATGGATTTTCAGAGGGCATAAGACGAACTGACAATATCCAAGCATCTATGGAGTTAAAAGGTAAAGATAAAAAATATGCTGATATGACTGGAGAGTTTAGCCCGGATCAAAATAAACTAAAATCCAAAATGCCTTTTGACCCCAATAATCCAGTTTATCTTAATTATATGAAGCCCAAAAATGATAACATGAAAATTGTTGTTGAAGTACTTGGAGATAAAAACGCAAAAGTTTCAACCAATTTAAATGGTAAAAATGTTAATCAATCTATGTCTGTTGGTATGACTGGTACACCGACAATAAATTATAGCCAAAGAGGCAAACAATGACAGATACAACACGCCGTCAATGTTCATTTCGTGGCATACCATTTGAGTTAGAAACCATTTCACAAAGTGGCGGTCGCAGATTATCTATTAATGAGTTCCCTTATCAAATCAATGCGTATATCGAGGATTTAGGACAGAAAAACACGTCACTAACGATTGACGGATATATCATGCCTGACTTACTTACAGATACCCCATACACGCAGATTAAAGAGCTTAAAAATGCTTTAGAATCTGCATTTAACGAAGGGGGCATAGGATTACTTGAATTATCATATTACCCCAACAGATTAAAGGTGTATGCGAGTGATTCAAGTTTTTCAATCAACAGCACAAATAAAATAGATTTTAGTGTTACGTTTGTATTTTACAAAGAAATCAAACAATTATTAAGTGTAGTGTCTTATCAAATTGATACGCAAAATAAATATTTAAACTTTGTTAATGGTTTATTATCTGAATTATCATCATTGGTTAATTTTGACCTTAGTGCTGTCTACCCATATAAAAGTTATCTTGCCACATTACAAATTGCCAAGGAATATATCCAAACATTATTTCGTGGTATCACGCTATCAGATGATGATGCGTCAAGTAAAATAACAGATAGGATTAATAATTTATCAGCAAGTGATTATGCTGATTATTTTAATTTGATTTATGATATTGCCACTTACGAAAAATCAACAAGTTCTTTAAGTATATTTATTGACGCATTGAATTATGTGTCATTGGATAACTCAATAACAGGGCGTAGCAATACTCGCATATCAATGGCTAATAATGAAAAATATCTAACACACGCATTTAAGCAAGCCTTAATAGGAGCTTATGCGGTATCATTGACACAAGAAAAATTTGAAACACGTTCGCAAGCAATATACCATAGGGCTAATTTATCTGATTTAATAGATACAGAGCATGACTACACCACTGGAGCTAATTTTGATTTATTAACAGAGGTCGTAAATTCTGCAACAACATATATTACCAACGAATTAGCCAATTTATCAATCGTTGTCACAATCGAGGGGCATAATAAATTATTGCCTGCCACCTATTGGTCGTATCGCTTGTATGGTAATTTAAATTATGTTGACGATTTAATCCAGAAAAACGGTATTGCTGACCCTGATTTTATGCCACTATCATTTAAAGCATTGAGTGTATGATTGAAGTTTTAATAAAAAACAAAAGATACAACGCTTTTCAGTCGATGATATTGACGGCAGGGTTTAATGAATTATGCCGTTCATTTACCATGACAACATTTGAAGACTTGGCAAGTGATATTAAAATACAAGAAAAAATAGAAATATTTATTGACGGTGATAAATTTCTCACAGGATATATTGAGGGTTTTGCATCTGAAATTAATGCTAGCCAATCAAGTTTATCATTTGAGGGTCGTTCTTTGACTGCCGATTTAGTGGATTGTAACCCTGAAATTGACGGTGCATATTTTAAAAATAAGAATTATAAAGATGTTGTAAGTAATATTATATCTAAGTTTGGCATTAAGCTGAAAACATCTATTGATACAGGCGTTATAAAATATACTGCTATCAATCAAGGTGAGACGTGCTTAGATTATTTAAAGCGTATAACAGCAAAGTATGGTTATATCTTAACAACGAACGAACAAGGCGATTTAGTTATTGAGAATAAAAGCACTGGCACATTGAGCGGTATTTTGCATCAAGATTCATCACGCATTATAAGAGCGACACGTTCAAGTAATTATGCCAATAGGTTTTCAAAATATATCTGTAAATCACAGGACAATAAAACTACAAGCCAAGGTGTTTTTGATGATACAGGTGTTAATCGGTATCGCCCAAAGATTATAACCGAAGAAGGGGCAGGGACAAGCCCAACAGAAAGAGCAAGAAACGAGGCTTTGCGTTCGACAGGCGAAGCAATCAAGGTTTCTATCCAATACAAAGGGCATAGGCTAGAGGACACAGATGAACTATTTGAAATAGGCAAAGAAATTTATATTTATTACCCACGATTAAGAATTGACCAAAAGATGCTAATTGAAAATATCAGTTTTTCACAAGACCAATCACAGGGTATAACCACCGACATTAATTTAGTTGACCCTAGAGCATACTATGGTGATAAGCCAAGAGTTAATCAATCAGACAAAGAATTAAAGGATTTAATCAGTGTTAAATAATTTATTTAGAATGATAAAATTAAAATCATTTGCACTAGGCAAGGAACTTATAACAACAAGTGACGGGCATACAGGCGAAGAGATACACGAGGTTTCTATGTTAGAGCAATTTGGCTTTGCATCTGTGCCACCAAAGGGTTCACAGGGTATCGCATTTATGCCTAATGGCTATAGTGAAAATTCTGTAACAGCTTTCTTTGATGCACCACAATACAAGCCAACACTTGCAGAAGGGGAATCAACGCTTTATGATAAGTTTGGCAATAGCGTAACATTAAAAAGCGGATTAATGGTAATTACCGCCGTTAATAATTTAAATATAGTTGTTACTGGCAGTTGCAATTTAAATGCCAATAGCGTTGCGATAACAGCACCAACAACCACAGTCAATGGTAATCTAATGGTTAATGGCAGTATTAATGCAAGTGGAGGGTGTGACTTTGGCGGTACTGGCGGGCAGGCTATTGCGAGAGTTGGTGATACGGTTGTTATAAGTGGGATTTCAGGGGTTATTACATCTGGCAGTTCTAATTCACGCTCAAATTAGAATTGCTTTAATTTTAAAAAAGAAGTATAAATAATTCATGGTAAATATAAATATTAGACAATCAGAAGACCCTAATAGCCTTGCAGTGCCACTGCCTGATTTAATATTTAACGAAACAGGCTATGCTGATTTAGTTATCGACAACAAAGATTTATCACAAGAAAACGCTTTATTTACCTGTGCATCAATACAATTATTCACCAATTTAAGAGATAACAATTCTGATAATTTAAGCGACAAAGACCCACAAGGGTGGGTTGGCGATGCGATTATTGACAATGACTTCGGCGATATAGGTTCTCACTTGTGGCTTTTAGAGCAATCCTATATTACCAGTAAATTAGAGGGATTAGCACAAGGATACGCAGAAAACGCCATACAGCCTATGAAAGATTTAGGTGTTATTGCTGATTATATTGTTAGCGTTGAAGTTAATAAGCAAAGCAAGAGGCTTAATCTTGGCGTTGAATTGATTGCAAAATCAAATAGTGAAAAATATAACAAGAAGTTTGAGCTTGTTTGGGGTCAAATTTATGGGTAAAAAATGGCATATATAAAACCAACATTAAGTGAATTGACAACAAAATGTAGGCAGTATTTTAATACGCATTTACCGAATGTTGATTCTTTTTTATTCCCTAGTTTTGTTTTTGTTATGTGTAAAGTTTTTGCATTAATTGTGTATCCGCTTTACATATTTTTAGATTATTATTTAAAGCAAACTTTTGTACACTTGGCAGATAATGATAATTTGTTAAAGCATGGCGTTGAGCGTGGATTAAGTAAAAACCTACCAACTAAAAGTAAGGGGTTTGTTACTGTAATAAGCACAGCAGGTCAGTCAATAAATGCAGGGGCTTTTATATCACGTTCTGACGGATTAAGATATGTTTTTGACACATCAATCACCACTACTGGTAGCGATATATTGCCAATAACAGCTGAGTTTACAGGTTCAAAATACAATGCAGTAAGCGGATTAACACTTACTTTAGCAATATCAAATCCATTGGTTACATTAATCACTGTTTCTGGAACTGGATTAACTGGTGGTGGCGATACCGAAAGCACAGAATTATTTAGAAAGCGTGTGTTAGAAAATATACGCTCATTGCGTATTAGTGGCACACGAGAAACAGTGACCAATTTAATCAAGAATGGCAAAAATGGCGTTACTCGTGTATTTTTTGATTATCCGACTTCGATTGCATATCAAGTATATTTTATGATGGACGGGACATACCCTGACGGATTACCTTTATCTGGTGACGTTGCAGATGTGCAAACACTTATAG